AACAACTTGTTAACAATATGATGTCAACAGCTACCAGCATCGAGGTGCCGAAAGAGTTGACCACAACAGGGCAGTTTGAAGAACTATTAGAGATATATTGTACAAGCAGGATTCGTGCGAGAGCACCAGAGGAACTACGGCTTGGTAAGCCGTGGACAGAGAACGACTTAACGTTCTTCACGATGAAGGGGTTGCAGGAGTTTCTGCGTTCAAGAAACTTTGTTCAACTTAACAGACCACAGATACAGGAGCGGCTGAAGATACTCAACAACGGCGGCGATTGTAACACTTACTACAAACTCAAAGACGATAAGACAGGCAGATGGCAAAACCTTCGTGTCTGGTTTGTTCCAGAGTTTGACGAAAACGAAGTTCATATTCCAAAGAAGGAGACAGAAAATGACATCCCATTCTGATGAAATCTATTTGAAGATAGGCGATTTATCTAGTTGGTTAAATGTAGATAGGTCAACCATATATCGCTGGGTCGATAAAAAGCATTTCCCAAAGCCTGTTGTGTTAGGACCAGAGTCAGATCAGAGCAGCACCATGAGGTGGGTGCGTTCAGAGGTTGAGGAATGGTTAGCGAATAGACCACGAGAAAAGACAAATGCCGACTGAGACACTTATCTTCGGACCTCCTGGGTGCGGCAAGACACATACGCTCATGGAAATTATGCAGAGAGAGTTAGACAACGGCACTCCTCCTGACCGTATTGGTTTTGTATCCTTCTCTAAGAAGGCCATCAAAGAGGCGAAGACAAGAGCCATGAGCAAGTTTCATCTGTTAGAAGATGACCTGCCGTGGTTTAAAACGTTGCATGCGTTAGGCTTTGCATGGTTAGGCATGGAGTCCAAGAACGTGGTAGATCCAGCCGACCTCCGAGCATTAGAATGGGATCTTGGAGTTCGATTTGATAACACTACGGCAGAGATGCTAGGCGAAGGTTTAATCCCAACATCTTACCAGAAGGGCAACCGCTACCTGTCAATTATCGCCAGGGCAAAAATGCGGTGCATCTCTATGGAGCAAGAATATAGCGACCGTGGAGACTACGACCTGCACTGGGAAGAACTTGTTTTTATCAACGAGGTGTACAGCCAATACAAAGCCAACAAGAACAAATACGATTTTACGGACATGGTTGAGTTGTTCGTGGAGCAAGGCACGGCACCCACGCTGGATGTATTGATTGTAGATGAAGCACAGGACCTGACACCGCTGCAGTGGAAGCAGGTTAAAATTATCAAACAAAACTCAGACCGTATCTGGTATGCAGGGGACGATGACCAATGCGTTCATCGCTGGAACGGCGTTGAGGTTGAAGACTTCATGGACGCTTGTGACAACAAGACGGTTCTTAGCCAAAGTTATCGAGTCCCTCAAGCTGTGTTCTCACTGGCTAACAGCATTGTAGATAGGATACATACGCGCTTTCCAAAGTCATGGAATCCTATGGAGCGTGTGGGCGATGTCCAGTTCCACAACAGTTGGTACGACATAGACATTGACCAAGGGTCGTGGACTATCATGGGGCGAACAAACAACATTATAAAAAAGGTTGCAGACCAGCTTCGGGATGACGGATATCTATACAGACTGAATGAGAGACTTAGCATCAACGAAGAGATGTTAGAGGTTATGAACATATGGATGGCCTTGGCAGACGGCAAAGTTGTAAACCACAAGGCGTTGGAGAAACTTTACGACAACGTCCCCAAGACAGGGGACAAAGCCGTGGTCAAACGTGGGTCAAGCAAAACCCTGTCCACCCTAGACCCAGAGGGGCTTTATGACTACAATATACTTGTTGAAAATCATGGACTTATAGCTGGAAGAGAAACACCAGCGGAGGATATCGTAAACATGTCTCAAGAAGACAGAAGATATGTTGCAGCCTTGAAGCTACGAGGCGAATCTCTTACAGCCCCACGCATAAAACTATCTACCATACATCGCATGAAGGGTGGTGAGGACGAAAACATTATGTTGTTTAGTGAGTCCTGTTTTCCTGCTGTCAATAATCCTGAACAGGATGACGAGCATCGTGTCTTTTACACAGGTATAACACGAGCAAAAGAAAACCTTCATATCGTAGATCATGAATGTAAGTATAGGTACGAGATATGAGAAAGCTATATAACACATGGCGCAGGCTCAACGTTCTTAATCGTAAAAGCCCACAAGGGTTAGAAGCTTGTAAAGCAAAATACGATATCGTAGACCCTGACTTTGATGACGACTTTTTGTTTAACTACTGCATGGATGTCAATGAGCCTTACAGAGGCTACGACACAGGAGTCACAGGAAACAAGCTACCGTCTGGTTATGACGGTTCATTAATAGCCCAAGAAAAGTACAGGCTTGAAAGTCTTGAGAGAAACAAAGGCAAAACAAAATCATATGAATATTTGAATGCTTTGTTGAAAGGATATATTAGATGAACAGAAAGCAGATACTCAAAGACGCTGATGGCAAAATTAGCCGTGACAGAGCAGAAGAGTACGGTGATGCGTGGGAAACCCATGAACGAGCAGCCTCTATGTGGTCTGCTATACTTGGTCAGGACGTTACTGTTGCGCAGGTTTACCAGTGCATAATAGCCCTGAAACTTAGCCGCCTGACCTTTTCACCAGAGCATCTTGATTCATGGGTTGATATTGCTGGCTATGCTGCATTAGGAGGAGAGGCGTATGACCTCAAAAGAAAACAGTCAGATTAGTTACTTGAACAGGCTGGACTTAGATACAATCGAGAAAGATTGGTTTCCGCCTGACCATTTTCCTGACCTGCGTAACACCGACTATATCGCCATAGACCTTGAGACAAGTGATCCAAACATTACAGAACTAGGTCCAGGGTGGGCGCGTAGTGATGGGTTTATCGTGGGTGTGGCTATTGCGGCTGGCGACTTTGTTGGGTACTACCCCATTGCGCATGAAGGTGGTGGCAATATATCTCACAAGCGGGTGATGTCATGGCTCAAGGATCAACTGGCTACCCCACATATTCCAAAGATCATGCACAACGCTACATACGATGCTGGCTGGCTACGGTGGGCAGGGGTCGAGGTTCAAGGCACGATAATCGACACCATGATAGCCGCGCCATTATTGGACGAGAACCGCTTTAGCTACAGCCTGAACAATCTGGCAAAGGATTATTTGAACGAGCGCAAGGACGAGCGTACCCTTCGAGCCGCAGCGGCAGACTTTGGCATCGACCCCAAGGCTGAGATGTGGAAACTAAACTCTAGGTTTGTTGGTGCATACGCCGAGAAGGATGCTGAGTTAACGTTGAAACTCTGGAACCAGATGCGCATAGACCTGCAAAAGCAAAGCCTGATGACCATCTTTGACATCGAGACAGCATTGATACCTGTCCTGCTTGACATGAGAGAGAAGGGTGTAGCGGTTGATTTGGACAAGGCAGAGCAAGCCAAAAGAGGCCTAATCAAGACAAAGAAAGACCTTATTACAGGTATCGAGCACGACACAGGCATAAGGGTAGAACCGTGGGTGGCATCAAGCGTAGCCAAGGTATTTGACCACTACAACCTGTACTACGGCAAAACAGAAGACACCAAACAACCGTCTTTTAGAAAAGAGTTTTTACAGAACCACCCACATGAGATTGCAGGACGCATACTTAGGCTGCGTGAACTAGATAAAGCAAGCAATACATTCATTGATAACATTCTAAAGTTCTCGCACAAAGGACGGATACACTGCGAGTTTCACCCACTGCGATCAGATGATGGCGGAACTGTAACAGGTAGATTTTCGTCCAGTAACCCAAACCTACAGCAAATTCCTGCGCGTGACCCAGAGATTAAGTCCATGATTCGTGGTCTGTTTGTACCAGATGACGGATGCAGGTGGGGCAGCTTTGATTACTCAAGCCAAGAACCAAGGCTCTTGGTGCATTACTGTGCGTCCTTGCCAGATGATCAGAGGCACTATGCTATTGATGAGGTAGTTGAAGAGTACAAGAAGGGCGATGCCGACTTTCACCAGATGGTGGCAGATATGGCAGACATTACGCGAAAGCAGGCCAAGACAGTAAATCTTGGCATCATGTACGGTATGGGCAAGGGCAAGCTGGCGAACACGATGGACATCACACCAGACCAAGCTACAAGCCTATTGAAGAAGTATCACGAGAAAGTGCCGTTTGTTAAAGGGCTTGCCGACAAGGTGTCAGAAAGAGCCGAGAAGAACGGACAGATTAGAACGATACTAGGAAGACTGTGTAGGTTTAACATGTGGGAGCCGCGCAAGTTTGGCTACAACAAGCCTATGCCTTTGAAGCAAGCACAGGAAGAGTATGCACCACAACCGTTACGGCGTGCGTTTACATACAAGGCACTTAACAGATTAATCCAGGGATCAGCTGCCGACCAGACCAAACAGGCTATGGTGGCGTGCTACGAAGAAGGTCTGGTGCCGTTGCTTACGGTGCATG